AATGATAGAGTTGATTTTAATGACAAAACTTAAACTCAAAGTGTGGATATTATTATTACAAGGTGTTTTTGGAATAATCAAAAGTCTTAATCCAACAATTGAAGGCCAAAAAAACATTGAAGAAGCTGATAAATTAATCGGAGAACTAAAAGCTAAATTAGAGGAATATAGAAATGAATAACCACATCAAATATGAAACTATCGGTCAGCGAATAGGTGCTTTAGTGGACCGCAAAAATCAAGCATATGGAAATAGCATAAACAACACAAAACGCATATTAAAGGTGTTTCTAGAACCTTACAGCAACAATGACGGAACATACACTATACCAGCTGAAATGATTGATGTAATAGCAAGACAGGCAAGGGTGATTGATAAGCAAGCGAGGATATTTAGCAACCCTAAAGGTGATTTAATGGATGAAGACCCTAACAAAGATATTGCTGGTTATTCAATTATAGCTTATGCAGCTAAGGAGGATAAATAATGAAACCAGAAAATTGTAAGGTTGGAATGAAAGTTGAAAGGTTTTGGGAAAACCACAATAATGTTAGAAAAAATTCTATTTATACTGTAAAAGCGTTAAGAGGAGAAGATGTTAAATTAGAAGAAACTAATGATGAATATTGGTATGATTTGAATTTGTTTAGACCAGTATCAAAAAATCCTAAACCAGCTAATAAATTTGAAGTTGGTGATGAAGTAATATGGCATAATTATAAAGTTAAAATTTGGGGTATTAGATATGATGATGAAGTAAATATGTATGAATACGCAATAGAAGATAATAAGGATAACTGTGGAAGAACAATAGTTTTCGAAGGTGAATTATCACCACTCAAAAAGCCAGATGAATTAGAAGTTGGGGATAAATTTAGAAATAAATTTTATGAGTTTAGAATAATATTTGTTGCTTATGATGATTTTTATAATAAAAAGAAATATATTTGCAAAATAAATGATACTGGGAGTAAAGGTCTTATACAAACAATGTTTCCAGAAGATATTAAAGAAATAATCTATGAATAATTACACAGAATGCACAGCTGATAATTGCGATAATTTAACAACTAACAAAGGTTTGTGCCACTTCCACAAATCAATTACAAGCCACAAAAGGTGTGCTAATATCTATATCAAATATCAAGTGGAGTGGCGCAATGTTAAAGATGTTAGAGTTGATGATTTAGAGTGTGAAGGGTGCGAGGAAAGACTCGATCCGAAGGAACATATAAAATTGTGCGAAAAAATGTGGAAGAAGGGATTATGATGGGTGTTTTTATGTTGGTATATTTATTTTTTGGAATTTCGTTAGTGCTTATGACACCAGAATTATTCCAATCAATAAAAGAAGAATGGTTATCTATTTTTCAAGATGTATTTATTTTTATAGTTTTTAGTTTGCTTTCTCCAATAATTTATTTAGCAGCTAAATTCTATGATTTACATCATTATTTATATAGCAAGATTGAAGGTGAAAATGATGGATAAGGAATTGGTCGATAAAGTATTAAAGCAATATATCAACTATTGCGATTACATTACAATTTATGAAAAGTTTGATGATATTTTCAAAGATAAAGAAGTCAACTTGCAGCAGAAGAAAAACTTTGTGGATACTGTTGATAAGATGTTAATAACACTTAATGATGATGAGTTGTTTATTATCACACAGTTGTATAATTTAGAGTTAGAACCTTATTTGAGGAAGTGGACACCAGGTAGTGTACCAGATAATGAAATAATCAAAATGGAGGAATGGGAAAAATCAGAGAGAAGCTATTTTACGATTAAATTAGATGCTTATGAAAAATTAATTAATAAATTTGAAATGGTTGCAGTTTGATTGCAGTTTTAGCTTGATAATTTGGGGTTTATGGTGTATAATAAAGATATAGAGTGAATAGTTATGTAAACTTTTCGTTTTATCCCCCTTTCAGCAGGAGTGGTAAATTGACTGCTCCTGCTAATATTACTACTCAAGGAGCTAAACTTATGTATGATTATCAACGAGATGATTATAAAATATTAAGCTACATCAAGCGTAACATTCCACAACATGAAGAAGGATTTAGGCAAGGTTGGTTAAAAACTAAACAGATTGACACTTACAACGCAATTCACATATATTCAAAAGTTAATGGAAGTTGGAAGATTATAGGCACAGTTTTATAGAGAGGGGTAAATATGTTTAGATGGGATGATCATCCTAAAATAGAAAAGAAATTAGCAGATTTATATGATAAGTATGGCAATAATTATTCAGCGATTAATGAAGTCTTAAATAAAGAATATGGTGAAGTTAAAGAATTTACTTTGGATTCCACTAGAAATAGAATTAGAAGAAGTCCAATTATAGATTATATTCCTAACAAGCGAGGCAAGGGTATATTTGCAGACTTATATGATGAGGACTTAGACTCTACTTATAAAGAGGAAAAAGAACATATTAAGCAGGTTATGAGCCAATTTAAAGAGGAATATGGCAACAAAGATGTTAAAGTGTTGGTTATCAATGACTTGCACATTCCTAAGACTAATGTTAATGTATTAGAAGCAATTATCCACCAGCATCAAGATGCAGATATATTAGTTATTGCTGGTGATTATTTAGATTATGATTCCATTTCATTCTACGGGCAATCTAAAAATATTGATGTGAGTGATGAATATAAAATGGGATATAAGATAATGAATAAGTTAGCAAGTATATTTGAAAAAATTTACATCATTAACGGAAATCACGAATACAGATTGACTAGATACTTTAAGAATAAAATTGTAACTGGATTTAACGGATTCTTAATGGAGAAGCACAAACCGCTTACTGAAATAGTTAGATACTTTGATAATGTAGAATATGTTAATCATTGGTTTATGCAGCTAGGAGATTTTGTATTTGCTCATCCTTCCAGATATTCCAAAGTAACTATGAGATCGGTCGAGAATGTTATTAAGCATCTAATTAAACGCAGACACGAGAAAGAGTTTGCTAACTTTGAAGCTGTTGGCATAGGACACACTCACAGGCTGGGTAATGCTGAAGCATTTGGCAGATATGGCTATGAGTTTGGTTGTATAGAAGATAAAGATGTAGAGTTTAGAAATAAAGATGCTAAGGGTAACAAGTGGGAGTATGGTTATGGTATAGTTAACTTCAAAAATGGCAAATATGATTATAACTTAAGTAGAGAATACAAGGTAGAAAACTATTAGGGGATGATGAAATGTGTGACCATTGCAATGGAGAATGTTTAAAAGTAGAAGAAATTTTAGAAATGCCAGAGTTACAATCAAGGAAAATGAAAAACCTAGATGATATTCATCAAAACGATGATTTAGATATTAATAATGATAAAATATTGGAAATGATAGATTATAATGACATTAAAAAAGAAATGAGAGGTTATGAATTAATTTTCTTATCTCATCCTTTTGCTGATGATCCAAAAATTAATAAGTTGAGAGTTGATTTTATAGCCAAAGAGATTAGAAGCAACAACCCTAACGCATTAATCCTATCGCCTTTACACAGCTTCTCATACTTCGATACAGACGATATGAGAGATGCTATAATGTATGAGTGTTATCAGATGATAGAGAGGGCAGACACCTGCGTATTTATCCAATATGACGGCTTTTTAAGCAGTGGGCAATCTGATGAGATACTATATGCTGAAATGTTAGATAAGAATATAAAAGTAGAAGAAATTGACCAGTTGATGCTGGATAAGAAATTAGGAATTAGATGATTTGTGAAGAAATAGAATTTGTTCCAATTAATTACGAAGATGAGAACGGAAATATGTTAACGACAACAAATGCTATCAATTATACATTGAGAAAATTAAATAAAAAAGAATTTGTAAAGCTGCAAGAGATAAATAGCAATTTGTATATTGTAACAAGGAACTTATAATATATATGTTACCACTTTTGCAACGCTTGGCAGATGGTGTTGCTTAATAAAATAAGTGGGAGAATGGGGGTAACACTCAATATCTGCCGAGTGTCCTCCATTCGTTAACTTTTACAGCTGGTGGGAGTAAAACTTCAACTATAGCTGTGTAGATCTTGTTAACTTAATACTTCATTTATGCCAAAAGTTTAAAAATTAAAAATGATAGTCGTAGCTTAGCGAAAATTAAAGAATAAAGCTAGGTATGAGTGGAGTATTAAGTTAATTTTAGTAGAGTAGCTCAAATGGTAGAGCAGTCGGCTGTTACCCGGAAGGTTGTAGGTTCGAGTCCTACCTTTACTGCCAATTTAAATTAATTGTATAAAATGATTGATTTATTGTAGGTTGGAGTGTATAATAGTAGTGTGAGGAGGGATTAATATATTTAATCTATTATGCATTTAAAGGTAGAGATAGATGTCCAGTTTGTGGGAATAAAGTTAGATAATAAATTTTTAAAAAAAGGGTGATAAAATGAGCAAAGAAAAAATTAAAGAATATATTGGCGGGAATACAGAAATTGCCGTTAATTTAGTTGATAAAATTTTAAAAGATAAGCGATTGAATAAAAACATTAGAATGGAATATTCTAGAATGTTAATTGATAATGCCAAACAAAGCAACTCATGAGTAGTTGCTAGTAATAGTGGTTGGTTAACGCCTGCCACTATCATATAAAGTGGAGGGAAATTATGAAAATTATAACTGAAGTAGATAGCAATTTAATTAAAAAATTAAATGAAAAATTTCCAGAGTTAACAAAAAGCGGGGTAACAATCTATGATGAAAAAGTAATAAAAAAAATATATTTAAATAAAATAATTAAAAAACTTTTGAATAAAGAAAAACAATTTGTAGCTTTTAGCAAAAATAAAAGAAACACTTTTCCAAGAGGAAATAGCATAGAAGATAAGGGCAAATATTTTAAAATTGGGGATAATATATTAATGAAGTCAGAGTTAATTGCGATTGTAGAAGGTTTAAACTTTGATGATTTGGGATAATAAGTTTAAAGTGAGCTAGGGTAGCTCCCGAAACTCCACAATCCGTAGTGGGTTGCTCACTATTATTTTTTTCTTCGTGGAAATACAACACGTGGAGGTATTATTAAATGAAAGAATTAAAAAGAGCGGTCATCAAAGAGGAGTTAGTTGCAATCACAGGCGGTTATAAACAAGCAATAGTTTTACAACAATTTATGTATTGGACAGAAAGAGTAGGATTTAAAAGATATGATAAATTTATCGAAGAAGAAAGTGAAAGAGAAGTAGATGAAACTGATGATTTAGAAGGTGGATGGGTTTATAAAACCACTTCAGAACTAGTAGGGGAAATAATGTTGGGAGTTTCAAACTCAACTTGTAGAAGATATATCACAAAACTTGTTGATAAAGGCTATTTAATGGAAAGAGAAAATCCTAAATACAAGTGGGATAACACATTACAATATAGAATTAATTTGCTAAAAATTATAATTGATTTGCATAATAAAGGTTATCACTTAGAAGGTTATAAATACGATAAGTTGGAGAAATCCCTGTTAGACTCGACTTTTCAAAATGAAGGGTCGACGCAACAAAATGAAAACTCGAGTTTCCAAAATGAAAAAACTATACCAGAGATTACTTCAGAGAATACTTACAAAGATAATATAGGAGATGTTGAAGAAGTTTGGGAACACTACAAACAGGCTATTAAAGGTGTAGATTATAATCCTAGAAAGTTTGGCAACAACAGAAAACAAGCTATTGATAAACTATTAAATGATTTTACTTTAGATGAGATTAAGAAAGCTATTAATAATGCAACTAATCATAAATTTATGATGGGCGATAATTCAGATAACAAGTTTCACCTTTTACCAGAGAAGATGTTTAAATTTAAGACTATTGAGCAATATTTAGATTATAAGAATGGTGTTCAAAAATTTGAAGAAGCTGATTATTATGCTGACTTGCGATAATTTCATCACAGGTGATATAATCAAAAATCAGCTGGCAAGTTTAGGGTTGGCACATTATAGTGAGGTGAATTAGATGCAAAAAATAATTAGAGATGATATTGCAAATTTAGATTATGTTAATTGCCCGAATAAAATTAAAATTTATACTGATAAAGGCAATTATAATCTTGGTGAAGCGGTAAATATAAGCAATAAATATTTATATCAAATTATAGCTTTTAGAGAAAAAGAAAATGTAGTTGAAATTATAGCTGAATTTGCTGGGAAATACAAAGCAAAACAAGAATACAGAGATTTAAATATTTCAGTAACTATTGATGGTGAAAAGATAGCTAAAGCCATTAGGCTGAATAAAGATAAAAATTATAAATAATTAATATAAGGAGATGGTACAATGATTTGCCGAGATTGCGGAAATGATAACAGAAGTGGGAGAGTTTATTGCGAGAAATGTAGTGGGCGACTATTCCGAAAACATTTAGATGATATGATGTAGGAGGGGTAAGATGAAGTTTTTAGATCAACCAAAAATTTGGAAAATAGTTATTACAATTTTATTACTAATAGGTGTCAATTACAATATAGTTAACTTTCCGTTATTTTTAGTATTGATGATAATTAATTTAATTCTCAATATAAACATTAATGGAAGTATTAAAGTAGAATAAATTAATTTAGGATGCCAATTTAATATTGGTGTCCTTTTGGTGCGATAATTTTTTTGTTAGAAAGAGGTGGTGATATGCAAAACAAAGTCTATGATGATAAGAATATATGTGGTGCTAAAACGAGAGCAGGAACGCCTTGCCAGCAGCCGGCAGGATGGGGGACTTCCCACGTTGGTGAAGGTAGATGTAAACTACACGGTGGCAAGTCAACTGGCCCGAAGCCAGAGAATATGAAGCAGAATAAAAACGCTGTTTCCACAGGCGAATATGAAACTATATGGATGGATACTTTAACAGATGAAGAGCAGCAATTATTACCTAAAGTTAAGCATGAAGTGATAGATTTAATTGATGATGATATTAAGTTGATTGAGATTAGGATTAGAAGGATGATGCAGAGGATTAATCAATCTGTTGAGGCTGAAAATACCTCTAATATTGAAGAGGCCTTAACTAGAGTGCAGGGTAAGAAAACTCAATTGCTTAAGTTGAAATATCAAGTTGAGAATGATGAAGCACCAGATAGTGTAGATGTAGATGTTTACATTGATGCGATTAGAGGTAGAAGTGAGGAAGTATGGGAGGGTGATGAATAATGGATATAGATGAATTAACTGTTGCTATTAAAACTTGTGATACACCGACAAAATTTATAATAACTAAGAATTCCAATAAAGGTGATATACTTTTTAATGATGAAGATTTAATTGCTGAAATAGACTTAACAGAAGATGAATGGATATGCCATAATGATTATAAAATACACGCATTTCAAGATGGCAAAGAGGTAACAGAAGGATAATATTATATAGTATATATACTATATAATAAAGTAGGTGGAATATGAGAAATAACAAAGCACAATTTAAGTTTCAACCTTTTTCAGATAAGCAGGTTAAGCTACTTAGCTGGTGGATGGATAATTCTCCACACTCTGATAAGGATATAGTTATAGCTGATGGTAGTATTAGAGCAGGTAAGACAGTTGGGATGATTTGCGGGTTTATTGACTGGTCCATTGCTAATTTTGATAATCAAAACTTTATTATAGCAGGTAAATCAATGGGAGCTTTGACTAAGAATGTGCTTAATCCTATGAAGAAAATATTAAATGCTAAAGGATTAAAATTTAATCATATTCGATCGACTGAAGAACCAAGAATTGAAATAGGCACAAATTATTACTACTTATATGGTGCTAATAATGTTAGCAGCAAAGATACATTACAAGGATTAACAGCTGCTGGAAGTTTTGCGGACCAGGTAGAATTGTTTCCTGAAAACTTTGTTAATGAGATGATAGGTAGATGTTCAGTAGAAGGCTCAAAGCACTGGTGGAATAGTAATCCCGAATCGCCGTATCACTTTTTAAAGAAAGAATACATTGACAAGAAAGACGAGAAGCACATATTGCATTTGCATTTTATAATGGATGATAACTTAACTTTATCGCAGAAAATTATTGATAGATATAAGCGTATGTATTCTGGTGTTTATTATGATAGATATATTAGAGGATTATGGGTAGTTGCAGAGGGATTGGTTTATCCTTCTTTCAATGATGATAATATAATTGACAAAGTACCAAATAATGTAGATATTGTGCAAGAATTCATCGGCGTTGATTATGGTGCGGCTAATCCGACAGCGTTTGGGCATATAGGAATAGGAAGCGGCAATAGGATGTATTTACTTAACACTTACTATCACAGCGGTAGAGAGGGAACTGACAAGGCTAACAGCCAGTATAGAAAAGACTTGCAAAACTTTATAACTAAGCATGATATCAATCCTAAGTGGATATTTATTGATCCGAGTGCTAAAAGTTTTCGAGTGGAGTTGTATCAGCACAGACATGAGTTTCCAGCATTTAAGCGAATCGCTAAAGCTAATAATAGTGTCAATGAAGGTATAGAAAAAGTTAGCAACTTGATTACACTTAACAAATTTATAGTGTTAAATCATAACGAGAAAGTTAAAGAGGAGTTTCATTCGTATCGTTGGGATGAGAAGGCTAGCGATAGAGGAGAGGATAAGCCAATTAAGGAAAATGACCATATTATGGACTTAATCAGATATGTAGTTAACAGCACACCGAGAATATATAAGAGGATGATACACAATTAGAAAGGTGGTGATTAAATGGCAAATTGGGTAGATGATAAATATAATAAATATCACGATAAAATGCAGGAGTATGCTGCGTGGTACTCTGGAAGCAGTGAAGAATTATTAGATTATTACTTAGGCGTAAAAAGTTATGAGATGAAAACTGTCAATGATTACAATTTAGAAAAGCAAGGAATGTTTTGGGAGAAGGATATTCATAACGATAGAGCAACAATGTTACACGTTCCAATAGCAGGTGATATTGCCTCTACTTCAGCTGACTTCTTATTTTCTGAAATGCCGGATGTTAAGATACCAGAGGCACACGAGGAAACAGCAGAAAGTGGTGCAGTTGATGCTCAAGATAGACTTGACACTATCATTGAAGAAGGCGATGTGTACAGCAGATTACTGGAAGGAGCTGAAACTTCTTCAGCAATTGGAGGAGTATTTGTCAAGTTAGATTGGGATGATGATGTAAAAGAGTTTCCTATCCCAATAATGGTACAGCCTGATAATGCGATGTGGACATTTAAGTGGGGATTTTTGCAAGAAGTTAAATTTTTCAAAGTTGTTGACCACCCCGACACTAATCTATATTATCGCTTAGTTGAAACACGCAGAAAAGGCATTATATTCAATGAGCTTTACAAAGGCACAACTAATAAGTTAGGAAAGAAGATATCACTTGAAAGCCACAATAGTACAGCAGGGATGGAAGAAGTTATTGAACATGGATTAGATAGCCTACTTGCTTGGTATGTACCTAATAAACGCCCTAATAGACTATGGAGAGGTTCAGCATTAGGCGAGAGTGATTTACAGGGTATCATTGGATTAATGGATGCTATTGATGAAACTTACACTAATTGGGTGAGAGATTTACGCATAGCAAGAGGAAGAATAATTGTGCCAGAATATATGCTGGAAACTGACAATGATGGCAATTTATATCATGATATTGACAAAGAAGTATTTGTTGCACTTAATCAAGGACCAGCCGGTGATGATAATAACTCTATTGACAATGTACAATTTGATATTAGAGCACAACAGCATTATGATACAGCAATGGAATTGATGAAGCAAGCATATAGTGGAGCTGGTTATTCTCCCGCAAGTTTTGGATTAGGAGATTCGACCAGCAATGCAACGGCTACCGAAATTAAACAACAGCAGAGTAAATCATTTAAAACATCTGCTAAAAAAGCTAAATACTGGACTTCAACATTAGAGGATATGTTCTATTGGATGCTACAAGTTGACAATTATGTGTTTGGCAGCAATAATGGTGATTACAAAGTACAGGTTAATATTCAAGATAGTGTGCAGACCGACCCGATGCAGCAGGCTGATGCAATTAATAAATTAACACAGGCTAAAGCTATGAGTATTGATACGATTGTTAGGAAGTTAAATCCACAATGGAATGAAAAGCAAATTGAGAATGAGGTTAATCGCATTATGAAAGAAAATGGAATGATAGTTAATGAACCAGACGATTTGGTGTGATAATATGAAAATCACAAAGGAAGAATATAAAATAAATTGTGAATATGAAAAAGAGTTGGAAAAGTTAAGGGAAAAATGTGAGCATCCAGCTAATAAAAGGTATTGGTATATATATGAAAATAAAATAGTAATAGCTTGTGTAAAATGCGGTTATAATAAAATAGTGAGTGGTATAAATGGCTAAAATTGATGACTTAACACTAGAAGTCGGGCGTGTATATGCTCAAGCTGAAAGAGATATTATTCAGCGGATAGCTAACAGGCTTAAAAAAGATAAGAGCCTATCAATTGAACAATGGGAATTGAGAAAGTTAAGAGAATTGCAAACTTTGAGAAGTGGTATTGAAAAGCAGATTAAAGCTAAACTGGACAATTACACAGAAAAAGAATTACAGCCTATTATACAGGAATTATATAATCAAGGTTCAAAAGATGCAGTTGCTGATTTGAAGAAAGTATATGGAATTAACGAGATAACAACTGATTTTGGTATGATTGATGAAGCTACAGTTGCTAATTATACTCAAGCACTCAAAGATAATCTGCAAGGAACACACTTAAGAATGGTTAGACAGGCTGATGATGTATATAGGCAAGCTGTCAGTAGAGGAGTTAATACGGTCCTAACTGGAAGTGGAACACGAGTTGAAGGTTCTCAAAGAGTATTAAACGAGTTTGCTAACAGAGGAGTTAGTGGGTTTGTTGATAAATCTGGTAGAAGTTGGAGCCTTAAAACTTATGCTGAAATGGCAACGAGAACCACAGCTGCTAGAGCAAGGATTGACGGCTCATTAAATAGATTTCAGCAAAACGGTGAAGATTTGGTAGTTGTATCAGCACACGCTGAAAGTTGTCCAATATGCGACCCGTGGGAAGGTGAAATTTTAAGTATAAGTGGCAGAAGTGAAGAATATCCTTCTGTGGCTGAAGCGGAAGCAGACGGGCTTTGGCACGCAAATTGTACTCACAACGCAACGCTTTGGGTAGAAGGGTTAACAACTAAACCTGAGCCTGTTGATAGTGCTGATAATTATCAGGAAAGACAACAGCAGCGTTATAACGAGCGACAAATCAGAAAATGGAAACGCAGAGAAGCAGGTGCTATGACAGAAGATGAAGCTAGAAAGGCTAAAAATTATCGCAAAAAATGGCAGGAAAAACAGAAAGAATTCATTGAAGAAACTGGAAGGTATAGAAAATATGAACGAGAACAGATTAAAACTGCTAGATAAAAATTACGTTTCATCCGCGTTAGAGATGTAAAATATAAGGAGGAATTATAATGACTGATGAAAAAGAAAAAGTAGAGCAAAAAGAAAATGTTGAGAATGCGACAGCTGAAGAAGTCGATAAAACAGAAAAGGAAGATAAAACTCAACAAAAAGAAGTAGATAATAGTATCCCTTATGACAGATTTCAGCAGGTTATTGAAGAGAAGAATGAATATAAGCATGAATTAGAGAAGCTAAAAGATAAGCTGGCTGAAATGGAAGACCCGGAAGAATTAAAAAAAGAATATGAGAGCAAAATTGATGAGATTAGTCAAAAGTCAGTTAGAAAACA